CGTCGATGATCCTCACGACACCTGCCCAGCGTCAACGAACCAGTAGTAGAACCCGCCGGCAACCGACAGCACTTTGCCGATGACCTTCGAGTGCGTGCCAGCCACAAGCGCAGGCGCGCCCGTGTCCGAGAGGTACACGGGATCTCCAGCCGTAGGAGCTCCTGCGACCGCGAGAGGTGACAGGCCCATCAACCGAACGAGGACCATGCTACCGGCCACAGACGAGAGGCCGTTCGCGGTCCGCTCGATCACGCCGAGCTTGTACTTGATGAGTGACACGCTGGTAGCCAGCGCGTGCTCAGCCGTCATCACGACCTCTTCGCCCGGGAGGCCAGTCTTGATCACAGCAGTGCCGGTCAACGCGACGACCATGCCTTGGCCGTAGCCGACCCCAGGCACCTGCGCTGCGACCAGGTTCGCGTCGGTCGCGGTGTCGTTCAGCTCTTGCAGCTGCCGGCTCACTGCGCGCGCCCAGCCGGTCGAAAGGCTGTCCTCGGTCGTCTCGCTTGCAGCCGGGATGCGGAGATAGGTCCGCATCTGACGGATCGCAACGATGGCCGTGGAGGACCTCTCGTCCGAGAGGCTTTGGTTCACGACCAGCTTGAGCAGGTATGTCCCCTCCTTCTTCGGAGTGAACGTCGGTGACTGGATCGTGGTCGCGGACAGCACGTCGGCTGTCCCCTCGGGTTGGTCGACGATGGCCCAGAGGTACGTGACCTCGCCGCCATTGCCGTCGTTCGACAGGTTTACGAGCGTGTTGATCGGCAGGTCATCATCCGACCCATCCACGCCGTTGATCATGATGAGCGAGCGAGTCATGGCCTAGAACCATTCGTCGATCTGGACGATCCCGCCTGAGCCAGCTGCGCCGGCCGAATCGAAGGCGCCAACACAGGTCGTACCGCCGCCGCCGGCTCCGTGGCCAGTTGCAGCTTCTGCGGTCGGAGGTGCGCCGGGCTTGCCGGCTCCGCCGATTCCGAACGGGCTCGACCCGCCAGAACCTGGGGCGAACTGGTTCGTGGCTGTCGCCACACTGATCTCACCGTGCTCCGCGGTGAAGGTGTCGAAGTTGGCAGAACCAGCGAGCGGCTTGGATCCGGGTGCGCAGCTGACCTGCGTGCCAAAATCTGCGCCCGCAGTGCTACCCGCGCCGCCTTTGGCAAGGATCGTGACGCCGTTGACTACCGCCGAGGTGTCTCCACCGTCTCCACCGGGCAAGAGCCCGGCGCCGCCGGGGCCAGCAGTCCCGCCTGCGCCGATCACGACTGCGCCACCCGTGAGCTGACCTGACACCGCAGTCATCAACTTCTCGACGGTGACGCCGGACGCGCCCGCACCAGCGGCAGCAACGTTGCCGGCGGTGCAGTGGATACCGCCTGAGCCACCGCCGCCGCCGCACGCCCTGATCAGGGCCATCACTGCGCCGGGCGTCGGGGTGTATGTGCCGTTCGCCGTGAAGGTCTGACGACCAGCATAGGCAGCTGGTGCGATCATCGCGCGGGCGTCAGCGATGTTCGCCGCCACGATCGTGAGGACACCTGTGCCGACCGTGATGTACGCGATCGGCATGTAACCAGTGTCCACCGCAGGGGCGGCCGGCGACGCGCCAACCACGCCACTCTTGTAGGCGAAGGCTGTGGTTGGGGTCGCAGCGGCTGCGTAGTACGCCATCGTGGCGTCCACGTTGAAGTCGAGGGTCTTCGGCTGGAAGGCCGGAGAGAACGCGTCGGTGGTCGGGTCGAGGAACTGCCTCGACTGCGAATTGTCCAGCTGGCGGTTGTACCGAACCTCGATCAGGTCGATGCGGCTGTTCGCGACCGGAGCAGTCGGCACGGCCACCGTCAGGTCGTTCGAGAGGATGATCGGCTTGTACCGGCAGAGGTCGTCCACCCCGAGCACTCCGCCGATGGCAGCTGGCGTGTCGGTGGGGGCATCTTGGAAGGCCGTCCCCGCCGCGAGCACGACGCTCATCGCCGGCGGGCCAGAGGCCTGGCACTGGAAGCCGCTTCGGAGGAAGCCGCTGGCGCCCCCGAGCAGCCTGAAGAACGTGTCGCGGAGCGTGCGGTCGCTCTGGCTGAACCCTTGGTTGACGTCCACCGAGAGCGGCTTCTCGAGCGGGTAGATCGGGGTGCGGTTGAACGGGGCGTCGGCCATGGGGTGCGGCTCCTATCCTGTCACGTGAGGGGTGGGAAGGTAACAGGGACTGCGAGCTCTGTCTGGTCCTTACCGGCCAGCACGAAGGCCACGCTGACACCGGCTCCTTTGATGCGCTTGAAGAGGGACCACACGCTATGGAGGAAGTTCGCTCCACCGATGTCTGGACCGTCCCAAGCCCCGGCCATGTAGCGCGGGGCGTCGGGGATTGGTGCATCCCAGGCCGAGACCGCGCGCTTGCCGTAGTTGGTCTGCTGGTCGTGCCAGTCGACTGCGGGGTCATCCCACACCATCCCACGGTCCTCAAGCGCGGGCAGCCGAGGCACCACGAGCACGTAGCCGCTCATCGCGTCGTCGATTCCCATCCACCGACCAGTGAAGCGGTCCTCGCGTGGGTCGTCGTAGACGAAGGTCCCCTCGCGGAGGAGGCCTTGCTGCGGGTGCACGAGGTCACCAGGTGGTGCGTCCCAGCACGACTGGTAGCGGTGCTCCCACGTCTCGATGAGGTCGTAGACGAGGTTCCGCGAGAAGAACGCCGCGTCCAGCTGACGACGGATCCCAGCTGGGCTCACGGTGTCAGGCAGCTGGCGAGCTCGGCGCTTGTACGTCGGGTCACCCTCGCCTGTCAGCCGTTCGATCCCGCGGTCGTTACCTAGCTGATCGAGTACGGGCGCAGAACCTCCGGTCGCGTCAGCGACCTGACGCACTGCTAGGCCTGGGTCGGCGAACACGGGCGAGGTCATCGGCAGGATGATGGTATCAATCTCACCAGGCAAGATCGTTCCATCGGCGGTGACTACCGGACCCGGCACGTCGTACTCGGCGCCTTGACCTACTGACTCGACGACTGCCGGGATGAACAAGTCACCGGCCCCGAACGAGACGTCAGCGACGACCACGTAGGCGCGGTTCGACTTGCTCGCCACGACCACAGTCCCGGCCTTCACAGTGAAGACCCCAGACCCGAGGGATGGCCGGTAGAACTCGATCGAGGCTGTCGAGTTCGCGCCACCGCTGGAGTAGGCGAGGAAGAACGAGTCCTCGGAGCGGCCGACAGCGAGCGAGCACCGCTCGAACATCTTCGCGTAGGACTGGAGCAGTTCGTAGCCCTGACCCTGATCCTTGAGCGGCTGCAAGTACCACTCGGGCAAGAGCCGATCGAGCATGTCGAGGAAGTCCTGCTCCGTGTAGTAGAGCGGGACGCCAACATCAACGATCAAGTCGACTGACGTCGGCGAGTCCGACTCCATCACGCCTGGCGCGGGGACGAACGACGGGAGGAACGCCCAAGTGATCGTCATAGGGCCAGCACGTTACCACTGAAGTCAGCTGCCCAAAGGCGCAGCTGAGGAGGGATGGGCCAGCCCCCGGTGCGTAGGAAGCGGTACCGGAAGCCAGTCGGCAACGTCCAACGGCTGGAGTGCTTCTTGTAGCGGGGCGTGAAGTCGGTGCCGTCGTGGACAATCTCTGGGGCTGCGTTCGGGTCGAGCAGCACACCTGGGATGACCAGCTGGAGCGGGCTCGTATCATCCGTGATGTCGAACTGGATGAAGCTCGCCGAGTTGATGATGCTGTCCTGCTCCGGGGAGATGTTGGACAGCACGATGGCGCCACTGCTGGCGTGGCCCGGCAGCGAGCCCCACGCGATCTCTTCATCGAAGCCAGCGACCGAGACTTTGATCTCGAGCTGGCCCGGGTAGTTGAGGACGTCGTGGACGTAGTAGTAGAGGCCGTCGCCGACCTCAGCGAACGTCCCCGTCGCGGCTTCCCACAGGTCACCGTTCTGCGACATCTGAAGCTCGCCCGGTCCCGACGGGTCGCAGCCTGGAGCGAGCTCGCCGTTGTTCCGCACGAGCATCGGGATGTAGAGCTTGCCCGACATGCCTGGGACTTTGGTGTACGCGATTGACTCGATGAAGCGATCGTCAGCGGCCTTGACCTTCACGCCGAGGAAGCCCTCGATCCGCTCGCCGATAGGCGACTGGTAGTAGAACGCTCCTTCGCCGGTGCGCACGAACGATCCCGTGGCGTCGAAGAACGGCGAGCCCGACAGCGAGATCTGGAGCTCCGAGCCGACCGGGACGCACGTGTCGGCGAGGTTGCCGTCGGGGTCGTAGATCAGCATGAACGTTCGCAGCAGCTCGAGGTCGGTGATAGGCGACACACTGCCCGAGCCATTGGGGCCTGCATCGAGCACGGTGACGTAGTCGCTGAAGCGCTGAGCTCCGGTTGCAGTGGCGTTGATGTAGACCTTGCCGCGAACCGCGCTCTGGATCCTGAGCTTGTACGCGCCGAAGCCTGTCTCGATGATGTCGAGCAGGACCGCGTTGGTCCAGCCTGCCCCAGGCATGCGCACGCGGACCTCACCGAGCACGAACGAGTAGGCCGTGATCGGCGAACCGTACACGGGGTCATCAGCGTTCGGGAGGAAGAACGGGACGTAGCCGACGCCGTTGACGCCGATGTCTCCGCCGATCATCCCGATGGTCTCTTCGCCGTTGTACGGCTGAGCTGTCGCGACGTCGGCATGAATCGAGACGAGGCCTGGAGCCGCGCACTGGGAGGCCGTCAGGCGAACGGCGTAGAGGCCAGAGTTCGCTTCGCCGATGAAGAAGATCTGGTCGAGTGGGACGTCGAACCAGCCGCCGTTCGGCAAGCGGATCTCGACCTCACCGAGCACGAAGACGTGATTGTCCAACCCGTTGATCGGGTTGGACTGCAACGGAAGCGTGAACGGGACTTCGGCTGCAAGCGGGTCGGTTTCACCAAGTGCGATCATGATGGTTCAAACACGTGGACGATTCCGACTCCGCCGGTCCCCCCGGTTCCACCGCCACCACCACCAGCGACACCGCTCGCACCAGCGCCTCCGGTCCCGCCGTTGGCTGTGGTCGTTGGACACGTTCCGACTGCGACACGACACACAGCGATGCCACCAGCACCACCTGCGCCACCGCCTCCAGACCCGCCGCCACCAGCACCGGCCGCGCCTGTGCCGCCGTTGCCCCCGTTGGCGTGGATGGAGCCTCCAGTGATCTGTTTGGCTGCGACGTACACCCAGCCGCCACCGCCACCGCCTCCACCACCTCCTCCAGATGTGCCAACGCCCGCGATCCCGACGCCACCGCGACCGCCACCAGAGCCTGGGCTCAGGACGATGTTATTGATCGTCCGCCCGCGCTCAGCGACGAGGTAGTCGTTGACGTCTGCGATCAGGTTGGCCGAAGCAACCGTGACGGTTCCGCCGGCGGATGACGAGCCGCCAACCGAGGTGGTCGCGTTGCCAGCGCCGCCGCCAGAGCCGCCTTGACATGCGGAGCCTGTTGTCCCCGTGGGTCCGGTCCCTCCGAGGCCGCTCGTGCCGACGCCGCCAGTGGTGCCGTTCACGCACTCGTTAGGGGGGACGTTGGACGACGAGCCGCCGTTGCCAGAAGCTGAGACCGAGAAGATCGTGGCAGTGCGACCAGTGCACGCCGTACCGCTCGTCGCACCTGAGGCGTTCGGCCCTGTGCAACCGTCGTCCGAGATGTTCCCAGTCCCGGTCATCACGATGTTGCCGCTGTCGCGGTAACGGTAGCCGTTGGTCGAGACCGTGCACGCGTTGCTGATTGTTGCGTTCTTGGTGTAGACGTCGCGACTAAGCAGGTACACACCACCGCTCGGTGTGATGCCGAGACGTGTGTTGGTGCAGTCCCATGCGATGGCACCATCGACGCCATCACCGAACCAGCCGGAGGACTGCGCTCCGCTGCTAGAAGCTGAACAAGCCCACGTCGATCCGCTCCAAGCGAGCACCTCGGTCGGATTGCACGACGTCACAAGGCCGAGGTGAAGCACCCCACCCGTACCGCCGCCCGCGAGACCTCCGCCACTCGTGGGGAGGACAGAGGTGACGGTGCCGCCTTGCGGCGACAACGGACCACCAACACGGTGACCCGCGGTGTCTGGTTGGTCCGGAGAGCAACCAACGATCGCGAGAAGGACGAGGAGCTTGCTCACGGTGTCTCCTTATTTCTTCGGAGCTTTCGCAGGTGGTGCCGGCTTAGCAGGCGCAGGATCGACTTTGGTTGGGTCAACCTTCGGGTCGACTGGGGGCTTCGATCCTTCGTGCATCGGAGTCGTGTCTGCCTTCGCTGCGTCGGGCTTCGAGCCTTCGTGGACCGGAGGAGCCGTGGCCGCAGCTGGCTTCGGGTTCATGTCGGCGAGCAATGCGCACGTGGTTCGCTTGGCTGTGTTGGTCTGGCAGTACAGCAGTGACAGATGCGAGAACGTGAGCACAGCGTCTGGACCGTCGCCGTCGAACACGAGGAACTTGGCGTCGGGATCGACTGCGTGCACGTAGACCGCAGCGAGGTTGGCCGGCTTCGCGGGCACGGCGTGCGCGCAGGCGCAGAAACTGATGGCGAGAGCTAGAACGATGGGGCGCATGTGATTCCTTGAGCGGGTGAACATTGTGCCTCCTGTATACACGATCTAGGGCTCGAACTTGATAACGAGACCATTGCCGCCTGGACCACCGTTCGCTCCTGCACCGCCGCCACCTAGACCAGCTGAGCCGCTACCGCCGAGGCCTCCGGTTGCGGTCATCGTTGGGCACAGGCCGACTGCGACGTGGCAGATCGCGTAGCCGCCTCCGCCTCCGCCTCCGCCTCCGCCTCCGCCTGAGGTCCCAGTCGCTGGGAAACCGTTACCACCAACCCCGCCGTTGGCTGTGATCGTACCTGTGCCGGAAATCTGCTTGGCGTCGACGTAGACGATCCCACCGCCGTTACCGCCGGCACCGCCGCCACCACCGGCGCCTGAGCCGGTGATGCCGATGCCACCAGCTCCGCCGCCGCTGCCGGCGAGGAGCTCGGTCGTAGATGTGATCGGGCCGGAAGGTCGACCTGAGCGAGCGACTAGCAGATCTTGCACATAGAAACCATCAGTCGCCGAGCGGACCGTGACAGCCCCGCCAGTCGTGCCGACGCCGCCGACACCGCCGGCGCTATTGCCCGCACCGCCACCGCCACCGCCACCACACGCGCTGCCGGTGCCTCCGACCGTGCCTGCGCCGCCCGCGCCGCCGACATTGCCACCTGCTGAGGCGGTCGCAGCTGTGCAGCCAAAACTCGCGTTGGAGGTTGCAGCGCTGCCGGCGCTGCCGCCACCCTGCGTGCCTCGGCCCAAGATTGCAGCTCCGCGAATGATCGTAGCGGTTGCTCTGACGCCGGTCGTAGTCGCGTTCACGCCTACTGCGCCATCGTCGTTGATGTTCGCGGTGCCAGTCAGCGTGAGCACGCCGTTGTCGAAGTAGCGGTAGCCGTTGGTTGCGATCTTCACACCAGTACTGACCGTTGCGCCGGACGTGAAGACGTCACGCGTCAACGTGTAGACACTGCTGCTCGGTGTGATGCCAAGTCGCGCGTTCGTGCCGTCCCATGCGATCGCACCATCAGTGCCTTGGCTGTACCAGCCTGAGTTCTGCGAGAACGCGGTGCACGTACCATTGCCAGACGAGTCGATCGCGGTGACTACGGAACCAGCGCTGCACGTCGTAGCCGAGAGGTTGACTGCAATAGTCCCGCTCGTTGTGATCGTACCGCCGGATAGCCCGGTGCCGGCAACGACCGACGTTACGGTGCCACCGCCGGCACCGGAGATGGTCGAGCACGCCCACGCCGACCCCGACCACGCGAGCACGTTGTTGGTGCCGCACGAGGTCAGCAGACCGACAGAGTTCGCGGAGGCAGTGAGACCGCCACCAGCAGTGACAGCCGAGTGGACGCGGTTGCTCGCCTCGGTCAGGGCTCCGACCACGTTGAGCGTCGTCCCCACTGTCGCCGCGTGCTGAACAGCAACTGTGCCGGCGGTGACTGCGAGCTCGATCGTGCTGGCGGCACTAAGGTCCACTTCGGTCGGGTTGTTGACCTTCAGTGATACGCCGTCAGCAAGGAGGCTGGTCGTCTGGAGCGTTCCAGTCGTGTCGGCAGTGCTGAAGTCTAGCTCAGCTCGATGGTTGAACGATCCCGTGGTCGCCGTGTTCTGGATGGAGACGATTGGTCGATCGGCGTGGGAGCCGGTGTCATCTCGCGATACGACGATCGCTGGGTTGCCGAGCTTCGTGTCTAGCCTGAGGATCTGGACGCTCGACGAGTTATTGAAGATCCACGCGGTGTTCGCTGACGACGTTCCGAGCACGACACTCTTACCTGAGTTCACCCCGATCGTCGCTCCGAAGTTTTGCGCAGAGAAGATATTGCCAAACGTGATCACAGGCTGCGGGGTGGTCGCGTCCGCGTTGATCTTCACGTCGAGCTTGCTCGCCGGCGAGGTCACGCTCCCAACACCGAGAGACTCCGAGGTGAGAACCTTCGTGCCGTCGTCCGTCAGGCTCGAGTCGCCCAGGGTGTTAGCAGAAGCGATCTTGGGGATCGTGTTCGTAGTGCCAGAGACAGCCGTGCTCACAGCTGTCGCGATCTGCCCGAATGCAGCCGCGTCACTCGACGACGACCCGTTGGTCAGCGATGTGATCTTGTGGGACCCCATCGAAGAGTCGGCACCTGCTGTGAACCCAAAGCCGATGGTGGCGACACCGCTCGTATTGAACGACAGCACGTTCGAGCCGAGCGTCACGTCTTTCAGATAGAGACCCGCCGCACCGAACGCACTGGAGGTACCGCCGTCGTCGAGCTTGTACTCGCGCCCACCGGCCGACGTGTTCTGGAGATCGATGAACGTGTCGTTGGTCGTGTTGCTGGTCAGCGTCGTGTGTCCGACCGTGAGGTTCTCGGGCAGCCAGAACGAATTCGTAGCCTGGTCTGTCTGCCACAGCGCACAACCAAGTACAGAACACCCAGAGTCGTCAGCGAACGTGAACCCCGCGGAGTTCCAGTAGCCGCCAGTGCCGCTGGCGACCATCTTGTACTTATGGCCGCCTGACGCGGTCGTCGCGAGCGAGATCAGCTGTTCAGTCTGGCTGTCGCTGATTGCGATCGCAGGGTTCGCAGTCGGCTGCTTGACTGTGCCTTGGATGTCGACATGAAAGCCTGGGCTGGAACCGATGTCTGCACCGCCATCGAACGCGGCTGTACCGGCCACCTCGTGCACGGTCGTATCGAACTGGGCTGCGCCTGAAGCGTGGAACGTCGTGGCGAGAGTCGCTCCGAGATCAGCGCCGTCATCGCTTTTGAAGATGCCGTGCACCGCGTAGAACGCCCAGTTGAAGTCTCCGTTCTGAGCGTTGCCGAGGTAGGCCACGTCAGTCACGGGAGCTGTACCGATGGCGCGGGATACTTTCGCATCCGCCTCCATGCCGTAGACCTGGTAGGCGCCATCGGTAGTATCGGCAGTCCCTGTCGACATGATCTCAAGCGGCAAGATCTGGCCTGAGATGGTCGGGTTGTGGTTCGTAGCGAACCAGTGCATCCGTTGCATGATCTGCGGACCAGCTGGATCGGTCGAGAAGTACGTCATGGCGGGAAGCGTGTCGCCTGCCTGAACGGCGATATCGATACCGCTCGTTCCTCCTGCGCAATTGGGGCCGCCAGCACTGCCGGTGAGGCAGAGCGTCGTGCCGTCGTCAGTGATGGACGATGCGATCAGGTTCGTTCCGTTGCTCACTGGCACCACGTGGTTGCCGGCGCTGTTCGTGATCCCGCCAGCACCGCACGCCCACGTCGCACCGTTCCACACGAGCACCTGCCCAGTGACTGAGCAGTCGACGAGCTTGAGCGAGACTGCGCCGCCGCCGGTGAGGCCGCCGCCTGTCGCCGTGTGCACGTCCAGCGGACTGGATGGGGTCCCGCTGCCGGTGAGCGACGCTCCGTGACTGACCCGCTTCAGGCCGCCATCGGTTAGCTGCCCGCCATCACCAAACGCGACCGTGGTGACAGCCGAGAGGGCTGCCACCGCTGACACGATCAATAGCGAGATCTTCTTCATAGGTCTCCTACGCTGCCACCACAAGGGTGTCGGGATTGATGGTCGCTGCGATCGGTAGACCGCTGTTGCTCGCGTTGAGCAGCTGAGCCTGGGTGCGGAGCACCTGGAGGATCTTCGGGACGACGGGGCCGGCAGGCGAAGAGATCTCGCCGCCAGTGATGACGAGACCAGCGACCTGACGCAGGCGAGCGAGCGCGTCGCTCGGGAAGAACGTCGCCCCCGGGTCGAGCTCGTTGATGTACGAAGCGACGGCTGCGCGGGCGTTGTTCGCGACCGATAGCGTATCGACGCCGGCCGAGAAGGACAGCGAGAGGTTGACCTGGAGCAGGATCACCTGCGCCACGATCACCTGCACGTAGATCCCGCCACAACGGAACTCGTTCAAGGCCTGGAACACCTGAGTCGCCAGCGCCTGCGACTGCGCCTGGTAACTCGAGGAGGTCTCGTTCAGCTGGGCGAGCGCGTCGGTGAAGCTGTCCGACACGATGCACATGACCCAGCGCCCAGGGCGCAGGCTTGCATCGGTCACTTCAATCGCGGCCGCACGTAGCACGCCGGGGACAGTCAACGCGCCCGTCTCGATGGCAGCAAGCGTCCCGCGCTGGGCAGTGACCCAGAACCTGCGAGCTCGATCGCGGAGGGCCTCGTCCTGCTCGCGGTTGGACGCACCAGCTGAGGCTGCGCCGTTCGTCACCACCACGCCAGCAGACGGCGCGCCCGGGATCGATGACACGACCGAGTTGATGTCACCCTTTTTGATCTGCTGGTCAGCGCCTGCGAGGATCGACCGCGCAGGCACGTAGACCGGCCCAGAGTCGCCAGCTGAGATCGAGGTCGCGACGAGGGTCACGAACTGGACGCCGGAGGCTGTCGACAACACGGTCCCAACGGGGATCGCGAACGCGCTCACTGCCGGCGCGGCCGTCGAGAAGGCCACGTTGACCATCGCCGGTGCGGCCGGCTTGCGGATCAGGCCGTAGCGGTCGAAGACCAGCCGGTCGAGCTGCTGACCCTCAGACGAATCGAGGAACTGCCCAGCCGACACAAGCACGAGCTGCCCGATGACCTTGTCGCCCATCGCTGCGCCGGCCATGACGAGGATGTTCGCGTCGGTGCCGTCGCGGGTGACAGCCTCGGCCGAGAGCTGAGCGTTCTTGGTCAGGATCGCATCGCGTGCAACGCGGAAGAGGTCCCCTCGTGTTGGAAAGTCAGCCACTAGAGACCTACCTTGGCCGAAGCCGTAACGGTCAACGATTGTCCGGTGGTGCGCACGACGACGGACACTATCACGGTCAGCAGATTGGCCGACTGCGTCACACTTGCCTTGACGTTGGTCACCTCGGGCTCGAGAGAGACTTGGCGTTCGATGGCCGCGCGGAGCTTCACGACGTCGCCGGCTGGGATCGGCTCTTTGACGCGCAGCCCGACCCCGTACTCGGGGAGCCAGAAGAAGTCACCTGGGGTCGTCAGGATGCGACGAAGGACCAGCTTGCGGATGAGGTCCACGCCGCTCTGGTTCACGTAGTCGCCGCCTGCGACGACTAGCGTCCCACCACCCTGCACGCCAAGATTGATCGCAGCGTAGTTCAAAAGGTCGCGGTGCTGGACGGTCGCGCCCTGCACGATTTTCTCAGGTGTCGAGATCGCCGCCTCAGTCAGACCAGCGAAGGTCATGTCACGCGGAAGGCTGATCAGTGTACCGGCTGCGTCTTTGAGCTCTGGGGCTGAGATCGTTGCGAAGTCCGTGAACGGCGGCAAAGGATCGAGGCACGTGACTACGACCTCGCTCGGGGATCGCAGCCGCACGCCGACCATCGGCACCACGGCGTTCGTGTCGAGCCGTACGACCTTCCAGGTCCCTGGGTTCAGAGCGTCGCCCTTGAGCACGCCCGAGCGCGCTTGCAACGCACCAGAGAACAGCACGTAGACCTGCCTAGTCGAGATCGCGTAGGCCGTGACCATCGAGACGGGGACGATGCCCGAGCCCCACTGGCTCGGGCCGAACGGGGCGAGACCGACAGGCGCGGTCACGTCGCCACCACCGTCGACGAGCCGTCGATTGAGCTCTGCGGCGCGCTGGTCGTAGACGTCGGCGAACCGCTCGCCACGTGCGTGTGTTGGTTGTACGCGGCGACCAACTTGTCTAGATCGCTCTTTCTGATGACCGGGTCATCGGCATCAGCATCGCCGAGAACGATCTTGCCGCCGTCTTGGACGACGATGCGCAGGCTCTGCCCGCTCTTGACCACGATGACGAAGTCGTCGGGATTGCCAACCGCGGCCTCTGACGGCGGGTCGGACGGGCTGTGGAACCGCTTGGTCACGACGTAGCCGTGGTCAGGGTCGCCGTTGCAAGCCTCGACAAGCACCTCGTCATCAACACCGATTGGGACGTGCAGTCCGAACCCCGAGCCGGCGTACTCCTGGCCGACGCGCGCCGAGCCTTGCGCGCCGCTCGGCATCAACGTCACGTCGACGATCACGCCGTGGCCCGGGTCAAGGGTCACAGCATCGACGATGGCGTAGCTCACCCACGTCCGAGGATCGATGCCCGGACGCGAGACCGCCTGGCCGAGTCGGCCAACGTCCATGCTCTTGGAGACGCGTGTTAGCTTCAGCATCGGTTCACTTCGGGTTGAGCGGCGGCAGGTCCGGGAACGGTTCAAAGCCTACGACAGGCACCTCAATGAAGCCATTGCCGACCTCCTTGATGCCTCCAAACTTGCGGAAGCCGGTCGCCCCGTTGAATTGGCCGGCACCTGGTTGGTTGCTCGGGCCCGGAGCCACGTTGACCGGAGGGGCCTTCTTTGGCGTGCGCGCCACGGTGGTCTCTACCGCTGGCGTCGTGTTCGCGCCGAGCTTCTCGCCGACGTCGTGGCGAACCACGAGGTAGTTCTGGAAGTCGAACGAGGTCTGGAGGCCAGCGCTCAGGTCCCAGCTGAACACCACGTTGGAGCTCCTGAACGTGTTCATCTGCCCGAGCACTGCCGAACGCGACGACGCCACGATCACACGCGCGAGGTTCTCATCGGAGCTCCCGAGGCTCCGCTTGATCTGCTTGACCGCGTCCTCGAACGAGGAGCGATCGAGCGCGAGCTTGGTGTTCGCAGCTGGGGCAGTCGAAGACAGCTGCCGAGTGTCCATCGAGAACTCGACCGCGTGCCCAGGGCGCAGGCGGCAGATGTCGGGGTCGGCGTTGCTGCCTTTGTACGAAGACAGGAACCCCGTCTTGCACGAGCCGCCCATCTCGCCGCGGCCGATCTCTTCATAGAGGTCGCGTGCCATCGAAGTGAGCTGCTTGAGGTCACGTACGCCCGGCACCGAGATCTGGACGCGGTCGGTCTGCGAGACTTCGCCACTCGGTGACACGCCGGACATGCGGGCCAGCTTCTCGTCTTCTGGCGGCCACTGCGCGATGAGGAGCTTGGCCTTGCCTCGGTTGGTGCTCGAGGTGTCGTAGGACACGAGCTCGATCACAGGGACCTTGACTCCAGTGAACTTGCGCTCGAAGGACAGCTCCTTGACGTTGCGGCCGTAGACGAACTTGCGCACCGTGAACGGTCGCCCGTCATCGTCGATCCGCACGCCGTTGCCGCCGAACACGGGATCCCAGGTCTTCTCGGTCGACTGGACGAGCCCGCCGGTGCCAAACTGGGTCACGGCTGCGTTGAACTTGTTCAGGCCGGCGCGCAGCCCCGAAGCTTCTTGGCCGACTGGCTTGCTCTGGTCGAAGATCGACCGCGCAGGCCTGATGATGAGGTTGCGTCCGCGGAAGAACGGGATCGCCCCAACGAGGAAGCAGTAGCGCGTGATCAGGTCCCAGAAGCTGGTTGTGTCCGACGACGAGCCGCCCTGGAGCCCTTTCGCAGTCTCGTTCGCGACCTTCTCCTTCTTCGGCTTGTCAGACGTAGTCGCCGGCGTCGAGCCTCGCGCCGCACCCTGCCGCACGCGCGTCATGCCTTCGCGGTCAGCGCACGGAGGCGGCACACCGTTCGGCCAGTCGTCGGGGTTGTACAGGATTTTCATGTATTGCGCCGCCGGGTGCGCGCGCATGATGTCGGCGATGACCACGACCAGTGGTCTCGTCAAATCGATCTTGGCAACCACGTTGGGATTGATCGGTGAGTCGAGGAGGACCCCGCGCAGGTCTCGCCCCTCCATCTTGATGGTTGAGCCTTCGCCGTGTGTCACGGCCCACGTGTCGACGACGCCGCACAGGGCGAGCAGGTCGTCCTTCGGAGCGCCGGCCGCGTCCTGAGTCTGGAGCACCGAGCGCCTGCGTCCGTCTTGCCCGATCGAAGTCATCCCCGTAGCGAAGTCACTCGGGTCGACAGAGCCGACATAGATCTCGATGCCGATGGCTCGCAGCAGGCGAGGATCGATCGGGAGTTCACGCCAGTCGAACTCCAGCGAGAACTTGCCCGCCTGCCGATAGGCGGGGAGCTCTATGTGAGCCATGCGCGGCACGCGGTTCATCACGAAGGAGAGGTTGTCCTTCCCCTTCTGAGTGATCAGAGGTCGCACGAGCGGACCAGAGGCACCGCTGACCGCGTCGGCGATGCCTGTCGCATCGAGCGGCTCCGGGATGTCGGGGATCTCTGTCACCTTCATCGACTCGTCGAAGCGCAGGCGGAGGTTCACCGTCACCGAGGCGTAGAAGACCTGGTCGCTCGGCTTGCTCACGGACTGAACCTCGGCACCGTCGTCGGCACGATGACCATCTGCCCTGCCGAGAGCTTGTCGGAGGTCAGGTGGTTGTAGACCATCAGCCCACGCCACTCGTCGGGAGTCTTGTAATAGATCGTCGACACGCGGCGCAGGTCGTCGCCTTCGCGCGCCTGGTAGATCGCGATCACGTTCGACTTGGCACCGAGCAGGAGCTTCTGCTGCTGAGCAGCTGCGAGTGCGCTCGTCTGGTTCGCGATGTCTGACTGGCTGCGGATGGTCGCGCGGTCGGCGAGCACCTTCCCGAATGGCCCACCGATGTTCAAGCGGGCGCCATCGGCGTTGCCTTGGAGAGCCTCACCGAGGTCGACAGCCTCGAGCTTGAGACCGTCTAAGATGCCTCCGACCCGGCGCATCGCCGAGTCTGGGATCGACTCGAACTGGGCAAGCCCAACCGCGGCCGCATCGAGCTCGTCAACCGTAGCCATGATGGCTGCGCCGGCGAGGTCGATCTGGCCAACCGTGCTCGAGTAGGCTTCGTTGAAGCCATTCGCGAACATCGCTGCGCCAGCTTGGATGTTATCCGTGATCGAGTGCATCTGACTCGGGACGTCTGCGAGGTCCGAGTTGAAGTCGCTCGCCAGCGTGATGTCCTGAAGGCTCTCGCCTTGCGAGGTCCACGCGAAGCCGATCTCGAACGTGACGTCGTGGCCGTTATCCCACTTCTCCGAGAACTTCTCGATGATCCCACGGCGCACTCGGTCCAGCCACGTGAACTCGATCTCCTGGCCCTTACGTCGCACGTCGTTGAAGACGTCACAGAGCTCGCGAGCCGTGAGCACGCCAAGGCCATCGACCGTCGCCCACGCGCCGCGCGCTGGCCCGCCACCGTCGCCGAGGAAGCGGTCCTTCCACATCCCGTTGACGACGGTCGGCTCCTCCTTCGAGCCGAAGACCTGGAGCACGCCGATCGGGTTGCCGTTGTACCACTCGATGCTGTTCCGCTGCGTCCCAGCGAGCTCGAGCCCGCGGTACGGCAGCGCGCGCCCGGTCAAGCGGATGTCGCGCTGGTCTCCGGTCAGCTCCTCGACTCGGAACGTGGACGCGCCGTCTACGACGAGCGTCATGGCTACCTGATCCCAAAGAGCGGCGAGAAGCCGCTCTGTAGCTTGCGCTCACCGAGCGAGCCCAAGTCGTTGGCGAACGCCGAAGCCACGCGGTCGGGGTCAAAGCCCTCAGAGAAGGCCTGGGTGATCTCGAACCGCGAGCCGCGGAAGTCCTGGTAGAGCCCCGTCTGCGCGCCGTTGTCCTCGCTGCGCTTGGCGAGCTCGGCCTTCTTCCGCATGGCCTCGTCGTGCTCGTCCTTGAGGGGCTTGTACCAAATGTTCTTGGCAGCTGCTCGACCCTTCGCGCCGCCACCAGCAGCGTTGTACGCGAAGTCAGCGAGGCTCGTTCGCCAGCGCTCGTTAGCGTTGATGTTGGCCGCGTTGGCTCGGCCAGGATCGCTCGGCCCGCCAAGCAACTTGTTCACGAGCACTGCGACGCCGCCGACGATCTCAGTCAGGATCACGACCGCTTGGCCGAGGAGTGCCGCAACGCTCTGGGCGGCCGAGCTCTTGAAGATGTCGGAGAACAGCTTGCCGATGAGCGAGAGGTTCTGCCAGATGATGTCGATGATGGGCTTCAACCTGCTGCCGATCTCGTTGAGGTTCGACATCACAGCGCCGATCGCGAACACAGCAAGGCCGATGATGGACGCCTTGCCTGCTAGCCCCATGAACCCCGTGACGATTGGGCCGAGCTTCGAGAACGCCCCCGCGAGCGGACCGAGGATGCGCGCGATCGGGCCGAGGAAGGTCCCCACGTTACGCATCGCCCCACTGCCTGAAGTCCCGAGGCTCTTGGCGGTGCTCACGTACTTGGAGAACTTGCCTGCGCCCTTCAAGAGGTGCTCGCCAAGATGCTCGCCCATCTTGCCACCCTTCTCGCCGACTTGGAGCAGCGTCCCCGACAGCCCATGCCCGTGGAATTTCTCCAGCAGCATGTTGGCAGCCATGAGCTTGCCGATCGTTCGCGCGTGCTCGATCCCCTTCTCCATCCCCTTGACGAGGATGTCGGTGAAGTGACCAGCGCCGTCGCCCATCTTGTCCATCCACGCTGAGAGCTTGTCGGACAGCTTCTCGAGGACGGGTGCGAGCGACGTGACGACCTTGGCCGACAGACGAGTCCATGCCTGATGGATCTGGCGCGAGGCTTCCTGGTAGCGCTCGAACGCGCCCATGGTCTCCTCGTTGACGAACTTGTTCTTCGCCCGCCCGTCGTCGATCATCTTGCCGACTTCTTCGGGGCCCTTCTTCAGCAGGTCCATCATCCCGCCGAGGGAGTCACCGCTGACGCGGAGGAGCTGCGATACCTGGCCGGCGCCGATCTTGTGCTTCTCGACCAGCTTGGCCATCGAGGTCATCGTCTTCTGAGGACCGTGCTCGAGATCGACGCCCCACTGCTTGGCCTGCTTGAGCAGCTTGCCGCCGCCCTCCTGCATCATCGCCGACTTCTTGCTGATCGCGGACATCGTCGCGGCCAGCTGCTCGCCCGACAAGCCAGAGAGCTCGAAGGCGTGCCGCATGCCCGCGATGCTGTTCGCCGACTGGCCAGTCAGCTTCGACATGCGAGAGATCTGCTCGAGGTACTCCTTGCCTGTCTCGACCATCCGCTCGAGGCCGATCCCACCAGCGAGGCCAGCTACGGCCATGCCGAGCTCGGCCATCTTGGCCGCGGCATGGTCCATCGTATGGCTCATCTTCTCGCCCGCGTGGGCGATCTTCTCCAGGACCTTCGACGCGTGGTCCTTTACGGTGAGTGGGATCTCTACTTCGTCCTCTTCAGACACGAGCTAGTCCTCCCTGGAAGTGCGCCGCTTGTTCTCCGCTTCGAGCAGTTCGTTCAAAGCCTCGCTGAACGAGATCAGTCGAGTCATGGTCAAGTCACCGATCAGTGCGAGCACTGGCTGCCTACCGTATCGAGCCGCAAACGCGATCATCTGCCAGAACTGTCTTTCGTATCCTTCCGCCCCACCACCGTCCTTGATGACAGTGATGAAGCTGATGATCGCTGGTTGCTCCTGGGTGCGCTTGTCTAGCCAGCTTTGATCTTGCGACTTCCCAAAAAACTCTTGGTCACCGCCTTGCTCGAGGTCGAGACGTCGAGGTAGCCGTCGAGGATCAGCGACCTGATGATGGGGTCGGTCTGGTTCAAGACCTTCTCGTCCTCGGCCTCGCTCTTGTCCAACCGGCGGCCATCGACCTCGACCAGCGAGCGCTGGGCGAAGTAGTAGCCGAGCTTGGCTGGGTTCTGCTCGGCGCGCTCGATGCAGGCCAGCTCCTCCTGCATGGTCAGCTTGACCATCCCGACCGACTTCTTCACGTGTGGGTCGTTCAGCGCGACCATCTCGGCTGGAAGGTCGTACTCAAACACGGGGCGGCTGTCGGTCTGCTGTCCTGTCACTAGCGCGTTCATCGAGCTCTCCTACGTTGGTTCAGATCAGTTGGTAGTCCTCTCCCTCGAAATCGAGGGAGATGGTGCCGTAGTCGGTCCGCGAGCCGAACGCCAGCGGCACCTCTCCGAAGGAGAGGTCCTTGAGGATGATCCGAACACGGTCACCTCCTGGGTAGTTCAGCGTGGCCTTGCAGTTCACGCGCGTGCCCGGCGTGCGTCGCCGAGCCTTGTCGACCAGCCGGCGGGTGAAGTCGAGCACCTGCCGGTTCTCCATGTGGATCTCCATCCGCCCGCGGTAGCCGCGGTAGACGGAGTCTCGGCGATCGGTCGTCTCGCCGAGGTAGCCTTCCTTGAGGATGTCGAGCTGGGCGGCCATCTCGAACGACCGCACGTCGACCATCGTCGGCAGCGGGCTGTTGTCCTCGACGAAGATCAACTCTACTTCTTGGCCTTTGATTCTTGGATTGCTCATCTGCTACCGACTCTTTCTATCCATCTGCTGATCGATCTGACGGTCGAACGAGAAAAGGCGAGGGGACCCCGTTTGGGATCCACTCGCCCTATCCCAGGCATGACCTGGTGCGCGCGACCGCCCTCGTCAAGGCGGGGATGAAGCTACGGTATCAGAGCCGCGGCGGCCGTCAAGGCCTAGAAGCTGCCGAGGCTGTAGTGGTTGAGCAGCGCCTGTCGGATGTCGTTCAGGTCATTGACCTGATTGGCCAGGGTCACCGGCGGGTCGGTCGTCATCGTGAACCCGGTCCCCGAGGCGGTCGTGTCGTCGTGGAAGTGCACCTTGGTCGCCACGGTCTCATCGCCGTGAGAGATGATGGCCGCGGCCAGCCCGTTGATGAGCGTGATGCAGGTCGGCGAGCTCGAGGCGATGGGGATCGCGGCCAACGTGTCGCGGTTGGTCGCGTCGGTCGTCTGGTGCTCGTTGTCAACGAATGCGGTCCCCGGATCACTGCTGAGGTGGCCGACGAACGAAGCCTGGAGCGCGTTCGCTCGCGCGTTGGCCGCTGCCTGGTTCGCGACACCGACCACGAGCACAGGCAGCGCGATCAGCGCGTTGATGTCGTCAAGGTCCGCGAGCATGTGGACCTTGTCGATCAGCGCGAGCTGGTACTTCGACTTGACCTGGAGCGCGGTGATGAGGGCCGCCGACCCGCTCTCCATGATCGCAGGCAGCGTCGGATGGTCCTTGGACTTCGCGCGCGACCAGCTCTCGACCACGACGTCGACATCGGCCGGGCCAGATCCACGCGTGATGGTCACGGTCTTGTCATCGGCTGCGATCGTGTAGCCGGCCGCGTTGGCGAGCACAACTTCATCTGGCACGACGGGCCCGATGAAGTTGTCGTGCAGCCCGTGGAACATGGTCACCGGAACCGCGACCACAAGGTCGGTGACGTGAAGCGTTGCCTTGAACACGGACGACATGACGGACCTCCTCAGGTCTGGTGAGCGACTTCGGACAGGTGAGCCCAGCCCGCGGTGGTGTCTTTGATGAACGAGCATCTGTTGGCTGCGCCGAGGCAGCCAACGAGCACCGGCGTATTCGCCGGGATGAAGTGCGTGCCGGCCGCCTGCTTGACGGCTGCGGTCCCGGTCTTGGCGATCTGGAGCCAGCACACCGTCGAGCACATCACTCGGTACTGCACCCCCGGTTGCATGTCGAAGGTGATCTCGGCCGAGGCGTCATAGGCGACGCCCTGGCCAGCCCCAAGCGACTGGACGGTCACTGCGGGACCTCGGAGGTCGTCACAACGCCTTCGCCGATCTCAGCCTGGATGACGATGAAGTCAGCCGAGGCGAGCGTGCGCACCTTGACGATGATCACGAAGATGCCTGCCTCTTCGGTCTGCGGCGTGTTGCCGCTCTTGTCATCGACGAGGTAGCCGTGGATCCGCTGCGCCGCCGCGTTGTCGGGGGAGAGCAGGATCTCGAGGAAGTCGACGCACTGACCGAGCGCGCCGTCCTTCATCTGGTTGGCGAGCGGCAGCTTGCAGAACGGCTTGAGCGCGTTCGCCAGCGAGTCCTCGATGTAGTTCGCCATCTTCCGGCGAGCAATGTTCTTGCGCCCCGCGCTCAGCGAGGTCGTCACGCCGCTCTGGAACACGGGACCCACGGTCTTGTCCATGCGGACGCCGCAGATGCCTCGCAGGCGGAGGAGCTCCCACACGTTGATGTCCATCTTGGGGACACCACGCGCGTAGCCGAGGATCGGCCCGAGCGCGGCCTTCGTGGTCGCGGTCGCCTCGCCCGGGTTGCGCTCCGGGGCGAGGTTGCCGAGCACCGACGCGAGCCAGCCATCGCTGGTCGTGTCGAGCATGCCGTCCGACGTCGTGCTGCCATCAGCACACGTCACGATCGTACCGACGGCCTCGGGAACGAACGTCAGCACGGGCGGCCAGTCGTAGAACGTCGACTCGTCGCGGTTCGCACCGACGCCCGGCGCGGCGTTGCCTGTGACGGTCGCGATGACCGTCGACAGCGTCTGATTGAGCTCTGGCGAGATCGACACGGTCCGACCGACACCCTGGGCGCTCGCCAAGATGGCATGCGTCGACAACGCGTTGCGGATCGTGTTGCTCTTGCGAGCCGCCCACAGGTGAGCGACCTCCGTCTCCGGAACGTCGTCATGGAGGAACGCTGCGATGGCGCTCAGGTAGAGCGCGTCGATCCCGGCCGCATTGACCGCGTTCGACTTCTGGATGGCTGCGGTGTACGCGACCGCGGTGGTCGGTCCGACAGCCCCAGCGAGACCAGACAACGGGTCGGCGGTGGTCGCAGTCAGCGCGGCCGGTGCAGTCACCGGAGACAGCAACGTCCCCGTGGCCCACGAACCGTCCGTGCCGCTCGCGCCCGTGCCGGCGTCGTTCGTGATCGGACGCGCGCGTACGGTGAAGGCAGCCTGGTTCGCCAGGACGCTCTCGCCGTAGCTGTCAGCGTCGGTGGCCGGGTGGAGGCGCCACGCGAGCACGACGCTCGTGGTCGCGAAGTCGAAGTTCGCGCCGTTGAGCGCTTGAACGACGACCACCGTGTCGCTGGTGATGGACACGACGCGGAACGTACCCGCGTCATCGCCCTGTGCGCCGGCGAGGCCGACAACGCCGGTGACGAGGATGTCACCGACCTTGACGCCGACCTTGCCGTCGGGGCGAGCGACGGTCGTGAAGCCTCCGCCGGCCGAGGTGAACGTGGTCGTGGCTGCCGCAGCCGCGTTGGTCACTGCGCCGTCGACGCCCGTGAGGTACGCGACGTGGGCCGAGAACATGACCGCGCTCGCGACCTTGAGGTGCTCGAGGACCTGCGCCGAGTCCTTCAGCAGGTAGCCTGCCGGCACCGATGCGGCCGACACCGGGACCACAGGGGTCGGGTCGGTCGCGCTCTTGTTCGTTGGCAGCTGGCGCCACATCCGAATCCCGGCCGACGAGGCCAGGTTCACGGGGGCGACCACGAGGCGGCCGAACGACTTGTTCCGCAGCTCGACCATCCCGTTGCCACAGCCGGTGCCGAAGGCACCGAGGGAGAAGTCGAAGCCGCCGAGCTTGTTCACCAGGTCCTGCCCGCCGAAGATCTCGACTGGCTGAACGTCGGTCGTGATGTTGCCGCTCGCGTCGACTGCGGTGGCGTAGGTCATGTCGGCGAACTCGCCGACGAGACCGATCACGTTTTCGCTGACGCCCTGAGGGGAACCAGGTGGGGGCAGATCGATGATGTTGATGCCCTCGATCGCCTGGAGGACGTCCGTCGGGGGGAAGTTCGGGAATCGACGGATGAAGCCGGCCATGAGTGCCTCCTGAAGGCGGTGGGTGGGATCCTACACTACTGTCCAGGTTCCAACACCTGGACGTCGAGCTTGACTTGAAGAATCGGTAGGCGACGGACTCGGACCTGGGAGATCCGGGCCTCTACGGTCAACGTGAGCGGGCGCAGCTCGTGGCGAGCGGTCCCCGCGTCGTCTCGGAAGTCGGCAGCGGTCACCTGGTACTCGGCTCGCTGGCCGTAGTAGAAGGGCAGGTCGAGCCGGAAGCCGTGCATCCAGCTGACCGGGTTGACCGCGTCCTCGAGCAGCATCGCGACGCCTACGCGCTGGCCCGGTGAGGAGCAGTGCGCCTCGACCTGGAGCAGGACCGTGACCTCCGAGTGCTTCACGAGGTACTCGCCGGTCGGCAGGCGGTCGGTGGGGTCGACGTTCGGCGTGAACGAGCTCGCGTCGTAGTCAGCCTCGCCAGCGATCTGGACGACCGCCGATGGGTAGTCGGCGGGCGTGTCGGAGTCCGACCACACCTCGAGCATGCGGGCGAACTGGACCACCTCGCCCGACACATCGAGCTGAACCTGCGACAGGTACTCCGCGAGCCCGCGGCGCAGCGCTGTGACAGCGTCGGCCTCGCGCAGGGCAACACGGACAGGCTTGTCGGTCGCGAGCAGCACGAGCTTGGCCAGCGTGCTTGGCTGGAGCAAGGGCGCGTTGGCGACCTCTGGGGGCGCCGGGTTCGGCTCGCAGCTCATGGGCTCCCCATGCGGCTGTGGCGCTTGATGGACGCCTGTACTTCCGTCCTGACCACAGAGGCGATCTTCGGGCGTGAGCTGCCGAAGACGCTGCGAGCGAGGAGGCCTCGGCGACCGATGGCGCGTGCGATCGGGAAGGCAGCCGCCTTGGCTTGCTTCTCGCTGAGGCCGAGGCGGCGCTGAGCCCAGAGTGCGATCACTCTGGTGGGCGGAGGCTTCTTGCCTTTGCGCCTACCCTTTTCGATCACGCCAGCGTAGGTCATCCCGTTGTAGATCACGACGCCGTCCGTGATCTTCATCCACTTAAACGCACCGCGGTAGCGCCCCGAGTCGCGCGCCCCACGCTTGCCGTTGGCCGAGGCAGGGGGTGCGTTGTCGGCAGCGCGCTGGAGCACAGGGACAGCGCGAGCGGCCCCGAGCTCTAGGCCTTCGAGCGCAGCCTTCTCGAACTTCTTCGGTAGGCCGCGCAGGTAGGATCGGAACTGGTCGAGCGTGTACTTCACGGCCGCCCGTTCCGGCCGCGCTTCGCGAGCTGAGCGTCCAGCGTGATCGTCCACTGGAACTTGGTCGCAGCGTAGTACGGCACCGAGGCGAGTGCGAAGCGCCGACGCTCCGCCGGCTGACCGTCAGGCCTGAACGATTCGATCTCGTAGTACAGCGAATCGGAGTCGCCGACAGGGTTGCCCTCTGCGTCAACGCCGGTGAGGTGGTCCTCGGTGTAGCGGCCAGAGACCTCCTGAAGGATCACCTGGCCGACCTCGGTCACACCAACGGCCGAGACCTCTTCGCCCAACCCGTTGAGGTCGACGACGAGCGGGGTCGGTAAGAGCTCGAGCTCGCTGACGACCTGCTCGACACCGACGCCGCGCTTGAGGCCTGACCACGTGGTCCGAACGACCTTCACGCGGTACGGCCGCCCGCCAAGCCGAGTCTGAAGGTCTCGTAGCTTGTCGGCGACGGGCACGAGCTTGCGGGCGAGGCTGTCGCGAAGGAGCTGGGGCGACGCCACCGCGAAGCCGTCACGCTTCTCGTAGGGACCGCCCATAGCTTAGATGCCTCGCACCGGGATCGAGCCGGCGCCGACGTCGCGGAACAGCTTCCTGAACTTCGCCGAGCCTGGGTACAGCGGGCACCCGAGCTCGTCAGCAAGCCGCGACGCCCACCGACTGTACTCGTCCTCGAGCTTGTCGATGTTGTCGTTCCGGATATACATCTGGTCGAGCTGAGTCGCGACCAGGTACGACTGACCCTCGATCATCTTGCATTCGATGTTGTCGAGGATGGTCAGGAAGCGACGGATGCGATCCGTCGCCTCGGGCAGCAGGTTGTTCATCGCCAGCTCGACGAGGAACAGGGTCTGGATCGGCGCGGGGAGCCCGAACGTGATCGACGCCGCAGGAGCTACGCTCAGGTAGCCCATGTGGTATCGAATGCGCTCGCGCTCCGTCGGGTCGAGGACCATATCAGGCCACCGTCACCTTGCGCAGCTTGAGTCCGAGCCGAGCGACACCCTCTTCGCCGCCGAAGCCTTCGGGGTCGATGATGGTCCCGACCTTGAAGCGGTGCATGTTACCGCCCCCGAGGGAGACCATCTTGGCCTCGACAACCTCGTAGACCTCGCGTAGCGGCGCCTCTGGGGGGGCCTCTGCCGGGCTTGCCTCCCGTGTTTTTGGAGTGGCCGGGGGCGGCGGGGGGAGTGCAGCTTCGACGGGAGGCGGGCTCCAGTCCTTGCGCGCGAGCGTAGCTTCGTCCTTCGCCTGGGTCTTGCCGGTGACCTTGGCTGCTTCGAGCGGATCGTACTTGGTCTTTTCAGCCACGTGGGCCTCCCATGAAAGCAAAACAGGGGCACCCGGTTGGGCGCCCCTTGAAGATACCAGACGCCGGGCTGGCGTGGGGCGAGGTCTACTCGCCGGTCAGGATCTGCACGAGGCGCTTGTAGCGCGCCGCGTCGCCGACCGTCGCGTCCGTGCGCACCGGCCAGTCGCCGATGAACTTCCAGCTCGTGGACACGAGGTCCTGGAGCCGGTTGAGGGGCGACCGGATGATCAACTGGATGCGGTCGGTGTTGACCTCGATTCCGTTGTTGTTGATCGTCGACTGACCGACCTTGCCGGTCACGCCGGCCTCGGTGATCAGCGCGCCGAGGTCCTGGTAGTACTCGTAGATCGAGCCCTGGGCCACGAGCAACGTGCGGTGGATCCGCACGCCCGTCGTCGCGCTGCCGTTCGAGTAGAGCTCGCCGGCGAACGGGTCGTCGAGCGAGAACGTCACGCCGTCGTTCGGGGCGACGGTCTCGGGCAGCGGGTTCTCCGAGTTCCGGAAGACCACCGTACCGAGAAGCTCGCCGAGCGCGAACTGCTTGTACATGAAGTAATCCGGCAAGCTCGTGAGCAAGCGCTGGAACTCGTCATCGGCGAAGATCTGCGCCTGCGCCGTCGGGTCGACGTGCAGGTGGAAGCGGCCGTCCGGCATCTCCGGGACGTTCTGCTGCCAGAACCGCGCGACTGCGGTCCGGATGGCGGCGAGCGTCAGGAGGTCGGTCGTGCCGATATCGTCCGTGCGGTTGCCGCCGCCGACGTACACCGCGCTGGTGCGGTCGACCGCGAGGACCGCTGCGCGGTCCGCGAGGTTCGGCGAGCCCGCCGAGAGGGTCAGCGTACCCGGGCCGACTTCATCGCCCGGGTTGTCGGGGGAGTACCCCGTCACCGTGTTGGCCGTCAGGGCCGTGCCGAGCAGGACCTTGAGCGGGTTGTTGGTCGACACCGTGCTGAACTGCACGGGCGAGCCGGCCGCGAGGTCTGGGCGGCGCGCGCGGGTGAAGCCCGCGAGGCGCTTGACCCGGAGGGTCGTCACGTTGTTCTGCGCGCCGTCAGCAACGGTCGAGCCCGAGCCGGCTGCGTTGAACAGACGGTCACGGACCATCCGGTTCAGCGACTGGCCGGACGAGAGGCCGAGCTGCTGCGCATTGCGCAGGAAGAGGTTGGCGATCGCCGTGATCGACGACGGCATGTGCGTGTCGATCGAGTCGGCGTACTGTTGGAGCGTGGCGGACCACTGCTCTGCCTGGTACGTCGACGGAGCCGGATCGCTGCCCGGCTGGAGGGGGCGCATCTTTGGAGCCACGAGACCGACGCCCGTGAACACCATCGAGTCACCGACGTTGTTCGGCCACAGCTGAGGCATCGCCTCACCGCGGAACAACATGCGGGGAAACAGCGCGTCGTGAAACGCGCGCTCCAGGAGGCCGTCCTGGACGAGAGATCGAACGGTCGGGTCCTGGCTGATGGTACTGAAATCGGGCATCGTGCTCTCCTGATCGGATTCTTACCGACCTGTTGTCTCACATGTGCGGGTTGAGTCCAAGAGACTTGAGCTTATCACTCACCTCTTGGGGCGTTGCTTTCCGGGCGTCGAACTTGTTGGCTTCTGCCGCGGCCGCGGCCGGGCCACCGGCGGGGGGTGTCACCGGGTTGGAACCGTCGGGCTTGGCGCCGTTGGTCCCGGTCGTGGCGGGCTGAACCCTCTCGCCGAACAGATAGGGACGATCCTGACGGATCCCCTCGAAGAACGCCTTGCGATCGAACTTCGCCAGCTCCTCCTCCGACTTGCCCTGGAGGGCTCGAGTCAGGAGGCGGATGCCGTAGTCGACGTCCGCAACCCCGAACGAGTGAAGCTCATCGCGGAGCTCCATCTCGGCGTCCTTAGCTGCGAGCTGACGCTCGAGCAAACGGCGCTGCTTCTCCTCGCGACGCCGCTGCTTGCGCATGCGGCTTTTCTCGTCGGAGAGCTTGGCGGCCTCAGCGGCTGCCTTGTCGGGCTTGGGGGCGGGTGCTGGCGTGATCGGCATGGCAGTTGTGACCTTCTTCGGTGGAACCAGTGGCTCCGGGTTCGGCGCTGTCGGCTTCTTTGCGGTCTCGAGGAACTCGTCGAGTGATCGGAATCCCGCCTTCTTGGCTTTGGCCTCGTATTCGAGGAGAGCCTCCTGGCGGCCTTTTTCCTTTGCCTCGTCCTTGATGCGCTTGAAGTCGCCGTGCTTGACCTGGAGTACCTTTCCGTCACCACCCTCGGGCTCCTCGACTACCACCACCGGCTTTACAACAGGCGGCGGGGTCTCGGTCGGCTGGGCAATGATCGCAGGGTCTACAATCTTCTCGGGTGTCTCGATCTGAGTCGGGTCCGGCATGGCGCTTCGTCGCTCCTGGTCTTAGCCTCTGGTTGACCGACTGTTTACCGCCGTCGTAGGCGTTGGCAGCTAGTGTCCAGAGCTCAGATAGGCCATCGGTTGAGGGTTGCGGGTGAGCCGGGTCCTTTGGGTGTCGCCCGGCGAGCGACGTTTGACTGCCTTTCAGCAGTCCCCTTTGGGTCGTTCGCTTACGGCGCGCCGTTGAGCGCGTTGTTCGTCGCGACCATATCGATCGCGGCGCGGGGGATATACTCGATGACGAACGCCGTGACGTCAGCCGTCGCGAACGTCAGCGACTTGCCGTCGTCCGAGATCAGCGCCACGCCGACCGCGGTGTGGGTCGCGGGGCTGACCACTGCGCCACCGATGTCCGAGACCGCGTAGGTCCCAGCGGCGGTCGCCGTGGTCGCCGCGGTCACGCGAAGCGAGTTGACGCACAGAGCAGCGAGGCGCTTCGGGTTGCCTGCACCCGCGGTCTCACCATCGCCATCGAGCGCGGTGAGATCGTAGGTCGCGGCGCCGGTCAGCCCGGTGAACGTCCGCTTGAGCGGCGTCAGCATCGTGCCGAGCTTCATCTGCGACGCGGCATCGCCGACGATCGCGGGTCCGCCCTTGTCGAGGGCACTCTGCATGGTCTGAGCGATCGAGGTGGTCATAGCGATAGATCTCCTTAGGGGTGGGGCAGGTGTATCAGATCAGCGGGAGCTGGCGCTACGCCTTTTCCCCGAGAAAGACAGAGACGTTCGTCAGAGTCGCCGGAACCCTGGTGAGGTCGATCGCCGTGAAAGGCACCGATCTCGAGATGAGCTGGAGGTAGCCATCCACGGGGATGGCCTGGGTCGCGCCATCGGCGGAGGTCAGCCGAACCATGACCTTGCGATCAGATTGGATGACGACCACGTGGGCGTTCGCCACACTGCCAAAGGGGACGGCAACGGCGCCATCCCCTGAGAGCTTGATCGAGTTCAGGTCCTTCTCGTCGAGAGTGACCGACTCGTTGATGGGTGTTGGCCCGATCGGTGCTGCCCCAGACATGAGCAAGCCACCGTCCTGCGGAGACGTGCTCCACTGGCCTTGGATCTTGAACAGGTCGGTCGGCACCGGCGGGGGTTACTTCGTGGTGCCGACGCGGAACGGGCTCGGGTCCGGCGCGGCCGGCGAGGCGTTCGGGACGTGCGTGCCTTCGGGCACGTTCTGCTGGTACTTGCCGTGCTCGGCATCGTACTTGTCGGTCGGCTGCTTGTGCGTGCCGTCGAGGCCAACGCCAGTCTGGTCATTCGGGGTGGGCATGGTCAGGCTCCTGCTATCCAGCCCGGAATGGGCTGGGGTTGATCTCGGCTCCCGGGTTCGGGATGCCTCCATCGACGTTGTCTTTGTAGCTGCCGCCGGAGTCCTTCGCGGGGACTCCGTTCTCGTATGGCAGCTCGGGCGGGAAGCCCGATGGCTCGGTGCCGATCTCGAGGGCGCGATTCCGC